AGGTGCGCGTGAAAGATAGTTCGAAAGTATTACATTCTCAGTACAGAGGAAGAGTCGGCAAAATTACTGCTGTTGTTTTTTTTGATGTTTATGAGTACGGATATGAGGTCGATTTTGCTCCTGGATATTATTTCTTTGCTGATAGTTTTGAGCATTATGACGCAGAGCGAGATGCCGATATGGAATATAAAGTCGGCGATCGTGTTATTGCGGTTGATAATATCGGTAAGCATCCGAATGGTTCACGTGGAATTATTACTGCTATTTATAAGACCCCGCCACAAAACGATGAATTTGATTATCGTGTCAAATATGACGATGATGATGCCTACAACCTATGGAGCAAAATCGTATCTCTTGAATCGGGCAGTATTTCTGCGGCCACATCTGAAACGCCTGTCGTTGCACGGCTCGTGCATGGCAAGGAGTCGGTACTGGAAAGCAAAATGGAATATCCGTCGATCGTAATTACTTGCAAAGGCCAAAAAACAAAAGCGGTTCTCAAACGTGGCGATGAAGTTTTGAGACGCGCGACGGCAAGTTGCCATCTGGAAGATGATTTTGACCAGTATGTTGGTGCGAGCATTGCGCTTGGTAGACTGTTTGACCGGCCGGTTGATATGGATGCTTATGAGCGTACTGAGTGCTCCGATATGTCTAAGCCGTTCGAAGGCAAGGCTGTGTGCGTGGAGAAAAATGAGTCATGCCCCATTTCTAAGCGTTTTACCATTGGCAAGGTATATGAGTTTAGCAACGAGTACGTTGTTGGCGACAACGGGGTCTGTTATGCTGCGGCATCAACGATGGATGAAAACTGGGTTGTCTTGGGTGCAAAATTTATTCCGTTTACTGACGCGAGTCCTACTGCGACACGGTACGAAGGCACAATCGTTTGCGTAGATTCTAATGCGAAAATGTTCACGCCCGGCAAAGCCTATAAAGTCAATGATGGTTGCGTCTACAATGATGCTGGAGTCCTGACGATTAAGGTTGATAGCGATAATATTGATGGCCTTAACGATGAGTTCGATGTCATCGGTGCGCGGTTTGTGGAGATGGTGCAATCGTGAATATCTGCGATGCAATCGAGCTGGCTGAAGCGCGCCTGTATAACGCAACGCATTCTGAAAACGCAGTTCCGGCAGAAGCGGAATTTTACTCGTTGTGCGTCAAGGCTCTGGAGGAATACCGTTGGCGTTACGAGTAACGAAAAGCCAGAAACGCTTTTCGCGTTTCGATCTGATGATATTGGCAAGACGGTATTCTTGAGCGACCCGTATGAAATGGGGGGGGATTTAAGTGGGAGATTGTATTGATCTGTGTTCGTTGTGTGTCTATGGTTCTCCGAGCAGCTTGAATGGTGGTTGTTGCATTTGCCCGGCTGTTGGACGTGATGTGGTGAATGAATATGACAAAATCCGGGCTATGAGCGACGGAGAAATGAAGGACTGGATCCGTTCACTATGGGACGTTGCGTCGCACATGGGTATGCTCAGAGCTAATGAAATTCAGGAAGCTACGCAGAAGGTTGTCGATGAAACGATGAAGCAGCGAGAAGAGTACATGAGTAAGACGGCTAAGTTGTCTCTGGATGATGAAATGGAGGAATGGACTGGTGGATGAGAGAAATCTTGTTGCGGTAAGCATTAAGCATACGATTTCTGGTTGGAAATTTGGGATGCCGTGTTGGCTGTGGGGACGTAGGACAGAGAACGATGAAAAACGGTCGTTCAGTGGCTACACACAGTATCCTAACGTTGCTGAAGTGTATTCGCTTAAAGAATGGCAAGAAAGTGGATATGGCGCAGGCGATGTGTGTAAAGTGGACGAGCCTGTGCAGATGTGCATTGGCTTCTGCAAGAAATGGAAGAAATATGATACTGTGCTTGTCCCGTTAGACCAGTACATCAAATATTGTGAGTGTGCTTGTCTGCCGCTTGATAAGCCGAAGGAGAGTTGACGATGAGCGGGTATGTTTCAAAGGATCAAGTGATTGAATGGTTTCGACCATACGGTCATGTGGATGAAGGTATTCCATACTACGGGCTTGTTACGGATATTCGTGATATGCCAGATGCGGATGTTGTTCCGTCAACGAAATGGACATTCGTTAGTGAAGGATTGCCGCCGGAGGGTAAGTTGGTTCTTTGTTGGTATGCGTATTTCCGTTCTCGTGCTTATAGATTGATTCAAACGTTTATTATTGGATACCAGTATGGTGGGCGCTGGATTGGAGAGAAAACCGATAGGCGTGAAGGCGTGATAATCGCGTGGATGCCTCTACCTGAGCCGCCTGTGAAGGGATAGAAAAATGACTAAAGAGAAAGCTGTCGAGACTTTGATTGCCTCGGCGATTTGTTCCAGTCCGATTTTCTTATGCGATGTGTGCCCGGCCTATAAGAGAGAACTGTGCGATTGCGATTTGCCGACAAATGAAAAAGTTGAACAGGCTATTCGAGTGCTGCGCGGTGGAGGTGTGGACTGATGGTTTACAGGGTATTTGTTACAAAAGAAGTTGTTGTTGACGCTGACTCTTGGGAAGAAGCCTGCGAAGTAGCCTTGGATGAAGATTTCAAAGCAATTCAGGTTGACGAATATCTTGACGATGAGCGGAACTTGGAGGTTAGTCATGAGGCTGATTAACGCATACGATCTGAAACAACTTCTGCTTGAGGAGTGTGCTCAAGTGCCTGATGGCCGGTTCGGCGATGCAGTGCGTTGTGGTATCAGGACGGCTTTAAGATGCATGGAGCGGTGTGTTCCGGTTGAGATTGTCTATTGCAAGGATTGCAAATACTGTTCATTTGGTAATTGTGAGCATCCTCGACATCATGGAGTCTTGCCTTCGGCATATCCTTTCGATTTTTGTAATTACGGGGTGAATAAACATGGAAATTGACGTTTGTCCTGTGTGCGGTGCGAATCTATTTCACACGACGATTCATGCGTCTGTGCTGATTGATTGCCATTTTTGTGTGGAGTGTGGCTATCGTAGAGAGAAGATTCGTAAGACGCCCGGCATCAAATCTGGTCGGTGCGTGAATGGGAAGTACAGAGAGGTACGCTATGGAATTCGATAGGAATTTCGAACCGAATGTTGACGATGCGAGAGCCGTTATCGCTGATCTGAAATATTTGCTTCGCAACAACCGGAATCATATACATCTTTCTCCGTCTGCGAGTGCTGCTGTTTCGCAAGCTGTGCAGGTAATTGATGATATGATTGAGGCGAGGCAGACGGACTATGAGATTTTTCACGCTTATATTGATGGCTCAAAGCAGGCGGATGTAGAAATTAAACGGTATATTGAGCAGATGCAAGACTACGCCGCGCTTGCGCAACGCACGGTACGCTTTCTTGTTAGCCAGATACGAAAGTGAGGATATGGAGTGAGACGGATTGAATACTATCGGGCGATGAGTCCCGACCTATTGGCATACGCCATGAGTCAGAAATGCATTCGCAGCATTTGCGATATTGTCTGTGACGGAGATTGTGCAGCTTTGCCGAATCTTCAATATTCTTCAAATGAAGTTTGCCGCAAAATCATTCGAGACTGGTTAAATGAGGAAATTTGAATGAGGTGAATGCTGATAAAAATTGAGGTTTGCGATTCCATTATGGGTAGCGGGAAGACCGAGAGCGCCATTACTCAGATGAACGAGGACTTAGACAGTCGGTACATTTTTGTGACGCCGTATCTTAGCGAGGTCGAGCGTATCAAGAATGGTTGTCCGGAGCGCAATTTTGTTGATCCGCAAGATTATGGACGAGGAAAGTATGTCGATTTCCTTAGACTCTTGGGAGAAAAACGGTGTATTGCGACAACGCACGCTTTATTTAAAAGGTGCGATCCGGAGATGACGCAACTTATTCACGACGGTCATTATAAGCTCATTTTTGATGAATCGTTTGAAGCCGTTAAAGAACTTAGCATTGGTGAAAGCGACTTCAATACTCTTCAAGAATTGAGGCTTATTAGTATTGATGCTGATGGATATATTGATTGGATTTCTACGGATGATAAAAATGTTTTTGCTCAGAAATATAAAGACATATTTACATCTGGTCGAGTGAGGCGCTTTAACAATACGGTTTTTGTGTGGACTTTCCCAATTAAAGTTTTCGAGGCGTTTGAGGAAGTCATTATCTTAACTTATTTATTTGATTCGCAGGTTCATAAGTATTATTTTGACATATACGGTATTGAATTTGAGAAAATTGGAACTGTGGTCGAAGACGGGCATTATCGGTTTAGCACAGAGGGAAAAAATCCAGAATATGCGCGGTTGCTAAAATATCAGATTCACATTCTGAATAATAAAAAAATCAATTCAATTGGCGACAAATCGACCGCTTTGTCAGTCGCATGGTATCAGAAAAATCGTGGTAAGGACGAAAGAATATCAGTTCGGCAACTCAGCAAAAATTTGGCGAACGTTTTTGGCAACATTTATAACGCGAACAGCAAAACGGCTTTGTGGACAACATACAAACGCTATATGGATGATGTTGCAAATGGACGCTGGAAGAAGAGCTACCTTCAATGTGCTGCACGAGCCACTAATGAGTATAGGGATAGATGCCATCTCGCTTATTGTATCAACCCATATCTGAATCCGTTTATGAAGCGATATTTCAGCAGCTATGGCGTTGAGGTGAAAGAGGACGAGTACGCTTTGAGTGAGATGATCCAGTGGGTGTGGCGAAGCGCGATTCGAGACGGCAATGAAATCTGGATTTATATTCCGAGTTCTAGAATGAGACGGCTGTTTTCTAATTGGCTGGACGAGCTGGCAAAGGGTTAAAGAAAGGGTGGTTGAGTGAACGACATCAAAGAAACTGTCATTGAGCACATTTATGGTGATAGCTGGTGGGGTGTTTCTACGAGCGAATGGACTTGGCGTAATAAGATTCTGAAACTCAAAGATAAATTTCCTGACAGTGTACAGATTGTTGCGGACAATGAGGATGGCAGTCTATACGCCAAGATTCCGTTTAAGTTGGTAAAGATTTCGAAGCCCAGACAGGTTCAGATGACAGATGAGCAAAGAGCTGCGTCTGTTGAGCGGCTTAAAAAAGCAAGAGAGATGAGGGGAACAAAAACGTAATGGCAAATAGACGAGGCACGTGCCTGTGGTGCGAACAATGTGAGGCGTGCAGTACCAGATGTGGGCACTACACACCGGAAGATGATTTTAATATGAGCGAGTCATTTTACATGAGAATCCTTCGTGAAAATGCAAGGACATATAACAACATTATTAAGGATTTTAGTCACGGTGGTGATATTTTATAAGTAACACTAAAGCGGTCTATATCATTTCAGCGGATGCCAAGGATTTATTTCTCTCTAACTATTCCAATGACTTCTGTAGCGGGTATGGAATTAGGTATCGGACGGGGGATAATCGTGGCGCGATCAACACGAGGAAGTTTATAAACACCTTAGATTACAGTAAAGACCTTATTAAACTTCCTGAAATCTATGAGAAAGTCTACAGGCGAATGGACTTTTCATTCAATATCCGAGGCAAGGAGTATTGCAGAAGAGTTATTAACGTCACGTTTAAGTATAGCGTAAAGGAGTATAACCGCTTTGGGAGCGGCCTCTATATCAAATTTGGCTATACCCAGTCAGATGTAACTATGAAAGATGGAGTGTGTCTAATTGACGGTGAGTTGGCCGCAATTCAGCTTGGACAGCCAGTAGACAACCCAATTTCAGATGAATTGCTCGGCGATTACTTCTGTTTCGAGGATGGCGCGTACCAACTTACAGGCAAGGCAATGAAAGTCCTGTACTCGGTGGCGCAACTTCGTGAAAAGTTGTACAAGGATGGATTTGTTTGTGATGGCATTCGATTCTGCCGGTTTAAGCGGAGCAGCGGCAGTAGCCGTGTAGGTAAATGTTTGTTCATAGACGAAAAACTGTACAGCCGTATTCACAAGTGGGAAATGTGTGGACTCAAGATCAAGGAAGGGCAGCAGGTTGACTTAGCAGCTCTCGAAGCGTATATTGCGCTGTCGTTGAGCAGCATTATTGGACTGATTAGCATCCGGCCTGAGAATTTCTTAGTCATTGACGATTATAATAGCGTATTCAAAGACAAGGTTATTGCTGTCAAGGCGGACAGCGATGGTTGGCTCACATCTGCGCCGGAGGAAGTTGAGGTTAACAACAGCATTTGGGACGGTCAGTCTCTTATTGATAAGAGTTTGCTTGGAGAGTACGAGGACAAGGGTATGGTTCTCTTGCGGAACCGTTTCTTCAAGTCAGCGTGCTTCAACTGTAATCTTCAGCAATTCTTTGCAGATCACGGGATTACGGATGTCAGTCAACTCAATGGCCGGACATTCGCCAATGATATTAGTGATGTTAAGATCGTTACGACTCCGAGCAGTATCAAATACCTGAAATTTGGTACGCTTGAAAAATGGTTGCAGTTGCTTGATGAGGACGGAGACTTCGGTGTAGTGAAATACGAGAAACCGACGCATTTCTTTGACGGCGACATGGTTCAGACACACTATCAACTCTTAAACACCTTGCAGATGTCTCAGGACGATGTATCAGCGCTTGTACAACCGTCTCTTGACTATCTGAGTCTTATTCAGAGCGACCCGACCATCTTGAGATTTCACATCAAGCACGGCGGATCTGATGAGAAAATCTCGTCTGCTGCAACGACAAATGATGTTGTGTATCAGATGCTTGGGCTTACTGATAAGTTTTCTGGAACAAAACTGTATCATGAGTTTGTGCAGGATGTCTCGCGTGCATTCAAAAAGAACTTGCGGCGAGGGCATTTGCTGGTACATGGCAACTACTCGACGTTGCTTGGCAATCCGATTGAGATGCTGTATTCAGCAATCGGCCAATTTGATGGGTCGAGTCAGATTGGTGTCGGCAATGTGTACAACAAGAGTTTTGCCTTTGGACAAACTCTGCTTGGTAGTCGAAGTCCTCATGTGACAGTGGGGAATGTATGGATAACCAAAAATAAAGATAACGCGGAAATTTCGCGGTATATCAACGCGACAAATAATATTGTGTGTATCAATAGTATTGGAGAGAACGTACTGATGCGGTTGTCAGGTGCGGATTAACCTTAAAAGTCCGCCATGAGCAGGAATGCTCATGTAAAAAGGTTGGTGAACCTCTAAATAGAGGGTGTCTCAAATGAGGCTAACGGTAGAAATCTAATCGATA